AGTGCAGAAGCCGTTCGCCGAACCCATCCTAACGCGCCTGGTTGATTTCGTCCCTGATAACCTTAGGTTGAACGTCAATTACATCTTGCAAAGTTATATCAAAGAGGAGGAAGTTCTCACGTTGGATACTAACACTTACGCCCGCCATTATGACCCGAAGGATATGGTTATGCGACTCAAGACGCTCGTCGGACGTTACTCGAAAAATAAGCATACCAACGTTGTTGGGGCCAAGCATTTGGCTCGTACCATGTTCAACAATGTTAAACCGTACCTTTCCGGAGCGGCAGTTAACACGTTTGATGTCATCGAAGCGGCGTTCGATACTTGCGAAAGTATGCAGAAGAAAAAGACCGATCGTTCCGTTAAACAGTTCGATGTTTCTGGAAAGACCGTGGTCGATTTCTTCCATAAGAACCAGTTCAAGATTAAGTTGGGTGCCGGTCCCGAAGTGATGAACACTCTCAAGGTTGGTCAAGGTATAGCGGCCCATAGCAAGCAAGAGAATTGCCACGCATTGATCTTGACGAGAGCGATTTATAAGGCCGTCAGCCGTTCCATTGACAAAAGGATCATTCTTTACAATGAAGTGGACGCTAAAGGGTGCTTCAAAAAGTTGAAAGAAATGGGTTTGCGCCCCGAAGACCTTGATGATGTTCACAACGATGACGAGACTGAATTTGACGCATCGCAAGATGAAACCACGACCGAATATCTGCGTATGATTTTCTCGTATGTGTTGCGAAACACGGGTTTAGCCGAGGAACCACCTGAGCACGCTGATGACTCTTACGATCGTGGTAGCAACTCCTATTTGGATGAGTTGCTTAACATTGTCATCAATCGGAAGTTCATAGCTCGTGGCTTGGCTACCATGAATGTCCAGAACAGCAAAGATTCCGGCGACTGGGAAACTTGGCTGGGCAATACGCTTTGGAAGATTGGTCTCACCTTCACCCGTTATAAAATTAGGCGATTGGTTGCCTTTCTAGTTGGCGGTGATGATGGGAGTTTCATTGGTGAACGGGATGAAGACGAGCCTATGGTGGAGACTTTGGCTCGGCGTGGGTACGTTGTTAAAAAGGAGTGTACGCGAGGCTACTTCGAGTTCTGCGGTCATATTTACACTTTTGAGGGCGTGTTTCCAAATCCGTTTAAGTTAGTCAAGAAACTTCACACCCGCCGCTTTGATAAGGATAAAGTGATTGACTTTTCACAGTCGATACAAGACGTCATGAACACTTACTTTGCGAGTCATGAACAAAGGTCGATGGCCGCCCGCGCGCTCGCCATGATTTATCCGAGTGTGGATGATGATTGTGTCCGGAGTTTGATTTCCTACTACGGCGCGCATGCGAGGCCGACTTATTTGCGCAAACGGCTGAAGAAAGTTTGGAAGTATTCACCCATGATCAGTGACGGTGACCTCAATGAGGTTACCTTGGCGGATTTACAATCCTAATTTATTATGTATTCTGACCTTCAACTCGATTTGCTAATATCACTTTTCCTGGTATTGGCTGCGTGTATATTCATTTATTTGATCATTAGAGTTACATTGTTAGTTAGGGGACACTTTTGGCCCAGAGTAAGTCGTAGTTATGCCCACGTCTGATCGCCCACAACTCGCCTATGAATGCGTCAAGGAGAGTCACCGACATCTTGAAAGGAGCATTCAATATTTGTACCACATGACACGTGGACAGGCGAAAGGCCTTAAGGAGGCTCAGTTGGCGGTGATGGATGCTATCAGATCTGTTTCCGCCGCCATGATTGAAATTAAGGACGTAGTTGATTCCTGCGTCGATTGGCCCGAACCTGAGTTCGAGGTGCCGAGGACGAGTGATCCAATTGATGTTGCGATTCAGTCGCGACTTGCCAATTTGGAGAGTAGGCTCGGTAGAATTGGGGGTTGAATGAGGACCCTGGGATGCCATCTTGATTTATGGACTAGAGGTTAGAGGAGACCCATCCC